AGGTGTTTCAAACCGCACGATTTTACTAGGCATTAGCACGCAAACTTTGTTTGCTAAGTGTATAAAATATGCAAACAAGTCCGCTAACCACAAAAGCGGGCGATTGTATCACTAGTTATTGCTGTATGCAGCTGATCACGCGAGTCGAGGCCGCCAAGCTCCTAGGAGTCACCAAGGAAGCGGTTTATGGCGCGATCAAAAAAGGAAGGTTGAGGGTCTACCCAGACCAAAAAGGTGTGCCAATGGTTGATGCTCACACCTTGGTTGAGGAGTGGAACAAGAAAACTCAGCGGCCTGTTTCGCCCAGCGTCGTCAACAAAGTGACCAATCCTGAGCCGCGAATGAGTCGCACGAAGGAGTACATCCCTGACTACGACGAAAGCAGAGCCAGGACAGAGCATTTGAAGGCCGAACTGCTTGAGATTGACCGGCAGCAAAAGCAAGGCAAGCTGGTGCCAGCTGAAGAAGTTGAGGCCAAGTGGATCGAGATTGTCACGTTGGCTAGGGGGAAAATGCTGGGCATTCCAAGCAAGGCCAAGCAACGTATTCCTGATTTAGATGCTGCTGCCATGAAAGCTTTGGAAGATATCGTGCGCGAAACGCTTGAAGACCTGTCTGGGGAGTCAGAAGAATGAGCAACATCGATCTGCTGGAGAAAAAAGCATTGCTGGCCTTTAAGCCACCAAAGAAGCTGACGCTTAGTGAGTGGGCTGATGAAAATGCGTTCTTGTCTGCCGAGTCGAGTGCGGAAGGTGGCCGGTGGAGGACACTGCCTTATCAGAAGGGAATGATGGATGCGATCACTGATCCTGCTGTTGAGCAGGTGACGGTGATGAAGTCAGCCAGGGTGGGCTACTCGAAGATTTTGAACCATGTGATCGGATATCACATCCACCAGGATCCAGCGCCGATCATGTTGGTGCAGCCGACAATCGAGGACGCACAGGGATATTCAAAGGAAGAGATCGCGCCGATGCTGCGCGACACACCAGTTCTGAAGGGGCTGGTGAGTGAGGCGAAAGCCAAGGATGGCGCGAACACAATTTTGCAGAAGCAGTTTCCTGGTGGCACGTTGAGTTTGGTTGGTGCCAACTCACCGCGTGGCTTCCGTCGTGTGAGTAGACGGATCGTGCTGTTTGATGAGGTTGATGGTTATCCGCCGTCAGCTGGATCTGAGGGTGACCAGATCAAGCTGGGCATTAGGCGTACTGAGTACTACTGGAACCGCAAGATCGTCTCTGGCTCTACACCGACGGTCAAAGACTTCAGTCGAATCCAACGGATGTATGAGCAGTCAAATGCCCAGAGATTTTTTGTGCCCTGCCCCCACTGTGGTCACATGCAGTATCTGCGTTGGGCGCAGATCAAGTGGTTTGACGATGATGCGTCGACTGCTTGTTATGAGTGCGAGAAGTGTAATGAGCACATTCCGCACGCTAAAAAGCGTTGGATGGTTGAGCGCGGCGAGTGGCGCGAGACCAAGCCTGGCAATGGTAGGCATGTCGGCTTTCATATTTGGGCGGCGTACAGCTATAGCCCTAACGCTGCATGGTCGAATCTTGTCGAGGAATTTTTAGAGGCAAAGCATGATGCTGAGCAGCTCAAGACGTTTGTAAATACGATTTTGGGCGAAGTCTGGGAAGACGAGTACGCAAGCAAGGTCAGCGGCGATTCACTGATGCAGCGTGCTGCTGAGGAGAAATACAAGCAGGGTTCACCACCAGCTGAAGTGTTGTTGCTGACGTGTGGCTGTGACTGCCAGGACGACAGACTGAGCATGAGTGTCTGGGGTGTAGCGCGAGATGAAGAGATGTATTTGGTGGATCGAATTGTTCTTCATGGATCACCGTCCAGGCCGGAGGTCTGGAAGCAACTAGATGAGGTGTTGCAAAATCCTTATGAGACAGAGGATGGGCGGAAGTTAAACATCGAGGTTTGCTGCATTGACTCTGGTGGTCACCACACCCAAGAGGTGTATGGCTATGCGCGAGAGCGTGCGGCGATGGGCGTGATTGCAATCAAGGGTATGAACGTCAAAGGCAAACCGCCGTTGGGCAAGGCAAGCAAGGTTGATATCAACTTCAAAGGTCGAGCAATGAAAAATGGCGCTCAATTGTTCCCTGTTGGGGTTGACGGGGTGAAGTCACTGTTGTTTGGTCGCTTGAAACACAATGATCCAGGCCCTGGATACCTTCATTTCTATCCAACTGTTGGTCCTGACTACTTTGCGGAGCTGACTGCGGAGCGTCAGGTGCTCAGATATCGAAACGGCTTCCCTGAGCGTGTTTGGGTTAAGAAAAGCCAGAGTCCAAACGAAGCATTGGACGAAATGGTTTACGCATACGCCGCATTGCACCGGCTTTATCAGAAATACGACCGCCGGAGCATTTGGGAGCAGTTTGAGCGCCGTAATGAGCCTAATAAGGCGTCTCAGCTAGGATCAAAGCAACAAAAACGGCCTAAACGCCGTAATTTCGTACAAAGCTGGTAGTCCCGTGAACATCCCAAGCGAGATTCGAGCTGGTGACACCGTTAAGTGGAGAGACCAAGCCACGGCGGATGTTTTTGAAAACGTCATTGACAGTTCCAGCTGGACACTCAAATATTTTTTGAGGACTAATGGAGACGGGGAAGGTCACACGTCCACAGGAACTGTGTATGAGGACGGATGGGAGTTCAATATTTCAGCGACTGATAGCGCCCTTTTCGACGCTGGCGATTGGTTTTGGCAAGCAATCGCGAGCAAAGGCAGCGAAAAGATCACTATTGGCTACGGCAACCTGAAGGTTGAGGCGGCTCTTGAGTATGCCGGTCTGCCTGGTGCGTTCGATGGTCGATCACAGGCCAAGAAGGATTTAGAGGCGGTACAAACAGCAATTAGGACACTCATTGCTGGTGGCGCGGTCCAGGAATACAAGATCGGCAATCGCAACCTCAAGCGCTACGACTTGCCTGACTTGATCCAACTTGAAGGGCGGTTGAAGGCAGAAGTGAAGCGTGAGGACCAAGCTGAGTTGATTGCCAACGGTCTTGGCAATCCGCGCAACATGTTCGTGAGGTTCAACTGATCATGGGTATTCGTTCGAGCGTCATGAACTTCCTGGGCTTTGGCAAGCCTGCTGCCAGGGTCTTCCGTCGTGCTTACAGCGGTGCGATGGTGTCTCGATTGACATCTGATTGGATGTCGACGCAAGCCAGTGCTGATGCTGAGATCAGAGGCAATCTGCGCAGGTTGCGGGATCGTTCCCGTGAGATGGTGCGGAACAATCCGTATGCGCGGCAAGCGAAACGGACAACGCAGATTAATGTGATCGGCACCGGCATCAAGCTGCAATCACAGGTGCTGCAGCTGCGTGGCAGCAAGCGGGACAACCGCATTAACAACGAGATTGAGGCGAAGTGGTCGTACTGGACGCGGCCTAACGCTTGCGACTGCTCTGGTCGGTACAGCTTCCACGATTTTGAATGGCTGGCTGCTGGCGCAATGTGTGAGTCGGGCGAAGCGTTGTTCCGCATTGTGCGGCGTCAGTTTGGTGAGTCAAAGGTGCCTTTGGCACTGCAGATGATTGAAAGCGATCTGCTGGATGAGTCATACAACGGCGCTACAGGCAAAAAAGGCAACGAGTGGCGCAACGGCGTTGAAGTTGATGAGTGGGGCCGTCCTGTGCGGTACGCGATCCTTACTCGTCACCCTGGCGATACATTTTTCCAGGGCAATCCTGTTCCTGACAGAAAGCATGTTTTCCTGCCTGCAGAGGATGTAATTCATCTGTTTATGCCTGAAAGGCCAGGCCAGAACAGAGGTGTGCCCTGGTTCCATAGCGTGATGGCAGACGCGCATCAGCTGCAGGGCTATGAAGAAGCGGCGGTGATCCGTGCCCGTGCTGGCGCAAGCATTATGGGCTTTATCACCAACAACGAAGGCGAGTTGATGGCTGATGACGTAGAAAATGGAGAGAGAATTACAGAGTTTCAACCTGGTACGTTTCGCTATTTGAGCCCCGGCGAAAACATTACCGTTCCGGACATTGATTCTCCGGACCAACAGTTCGAGATGTTTGTCAAAAACAAGGTCAGGCGTTTTGCGTCTGGTTTTGGTTGCTCGTATGAGACGTTGTCTCGCGACTTCAGCGACACCAACTACAGCAGTTCAAGGCTGTCACTGCTTGAGGATCGCGAGCATTGGCGTGTTGTTCAGAAGTATCTGATCGACAACATGCACATGCGTGTCTTCCGTGAGTGGTTGAACCTTGCAGTGCTCAGCGGCTACTGCGATTTTCCTGACTACGAGCTGCGCCCTGAGCGTTATTTGTCGCCTCGTTGGATGCCGCGTGGTTGGAGTTGGGTTGACCCGCTCAAGGAAGTCAAGGCTTACCGCGAGGCTGAGCAAGCTGGCTACATGACTAAGCAGCAAATCATTGCTTACTCCGGCGGTGATTTTGATGACAACGTCGCTGAGCTTGCCCGCGAACAGCAGATCGCTGCTGACGCTGGAATCAAGCTAGACAAGGATCTTGATTTGACTGACGAGACTATGCAGCTCTCGTTGCTTGAATCAGAAGAGCCACAGCCCACCCGCAAGCGGACAAATGGCAAACGTAAACGGAGTTGAGATTGACCTTATGCCCAACGAGGGCATGAGGGCTGAGGCTCAGCGTTATCGCGATTGGAAGTCCGATGGTGAGGGTGGCGGCACTGACGTTGCTCGCACCAGAGCGAGTCAGATTTTGAGTGGCAATGAGTTGTCACCCGACACAGTCGTGACCATGTCTGCTTGGTTCGCAAGACACCTTGTGGATAAACAGGGCAAGGGATTTAGCCCTGGGGAAGAGGGTTATCCCAGCAATGGAAGAGTGGCTTGGGCTGCTTGGGGCGGCGATGCAGGCAAGTCTTGGTCAGACGCTCGATCGAAGCGGATCAAGAAAGCACGGGAAGGTAGACAACTTATTAGCAATAATGAGGAAGAACTCTTGACTTCTATGGAGCAGGAACAAGAAAGGGCAGCACCTGATGCCCTAAAGCGTGGAGACTTTGTCTCCTGGAATTCATCAGGTGGTCGCGCTGAGGGTCGCATTGACCGCGTCGAGCGTGACGGAACCATCGATGTTCCTGACTCTTCATTCACGATCACCGGCACTGCAGACGATCCTGCGGCGCTGATCACTCTTTATCGCGATAAAGAGGCGACTGACCGGAAAGTCGGGCACAAGTTCAGCACGCTCACCAAAATTGCTCCGATTCGTGCCGAAGAGGCTGAAGAGGATCGAGCTGAAGAGCCTGAAGAGAAGCGCTCTGTCATTGGCGAGCGTATGCAGCGCACCGAGGCAACCGATATTCGCTCTCTTGATGAGCGGACTTTTGAGTTTCCTTTCAGCTCTGAATACCCGGTCACACGGTATTTCGGCAGCGAAGTGCTCAGCCATGACAGCAAGGCACCTAACTTCATGCGCCTAAATGATGGCGCTCCGTTCCTCTTCAATCACAACCCTGACAAAGTTCTGGGTGTGGTTGAGCGGGCCTATCTGGATGAAGACAAAAAGCGTGCTTATGCAAAAATCCGCTTTTCGCGCTCTGATTTCGCCAAACAGTATCTAGATGACGTCAAAGACGGCATCTTGCGCGGTATTTCGTTTGGCTACTCAATCGATGAGGTTGAGCAACGCGAAGAGGGCGTGCTTGCTACTAGCTGGACGCCTCACGAATTGAGCCTTGTTTCGATTCCGGCTGACCCCACAATTGGAATCGGACGTTCACTTCTTTCGGAAGAGCCTGCTATGCCTGAATCTTCACAACCTGAAGACACTACTATTACAAACGAAGCTCCTGTTGAAAAACAGGAAACTCGTTCAGCGGTCACGACCGCATCTACACCCGCTCCTGCGATGGAAGAACAAACTCCCAACCTGGAGGTGATCCGGTCGGAGGCCAAGAAGGCTGAAAAAGACCGCGTTGCCGCCATCAACGCCCTCGGTGCTCAGCACCGCATGGCAGATCTGGCACAAGAACTTATCGATGGAGACAACTCCGTTGATGAGGCTCGTGCTGCATTCCTCGAAAAACTCGGAACCCGTCAAGTGGAACAACCCATCCGTTCTGCCGATGTCACTTCCAACGATGTCGGCCTTTCTCAGAAAGAAGTCAAGCGCTTCAGCTTTGTCCGCGCTCTGAACTATCTGGCCAACC